ACAAATCTCATCAAGTGCATCTGCTACTTCAGAATATGCAGACATTATACGGTAATCTCTCAATCTTCCACCTTTATTAGTGTCAAGACTAGCATACATTACATCAGCAAAAGAACTATCTTTTCCAAAGTCTCCTATAGGTATATTGTTATATGGATTAGAGGAAGAGACAGAGGTCTTAGCTAAAGCTTCAGCTCTCTGCGTACCATTTTTTGCAAAGTATTTATACTTATCGTTTAGAGCATCATCATCTTGCGATGAGTATGGTAAACGGTTTTGAATATACTGTACAAGGTTTCTACCGAAGTTATTTGAACCTTTGTTTTGGTTTGGAGAATTATCTGCCATCACTATTATTTATTCTGCATTGAAGTAGAAGCCATCTATATCTGCTGATGTTTTCCACCCTGCTGGGTTTTTAATTATTAAATCGACTCTACCTGAGCCGGAGAGGAAAGGGAATGTTACATTCATAACTTGGTCTGTGATTACATTCCAACTACTATTTGGTAATAAGAATCCACTTACTGTACCTGTATATGCTGTACTTACTGATGTAAATCCTGTTGTTAACGTACTATCATTCGAACTTAACATTACGAATTCTGTCTCATCATAATTACCACCGAGTATAGAGTATGTATATAAGTCGAGAGATGCAACATTTTTAACTAATGTAACGGGTTCTGTAACTTCAATATTGGAACCTGATGTAGTAAAATATATATTTGTTAATTCAGGTATACCTGAAAGTACTATAGTATCTGTTTCAGCCACACCTGATAAATCAGTGAAGAAATTATCATAATCTAAAGAAGATACTGGTTGCTTAAAGTTAAATCTATCATCTACATTTATAAAGTTTTGCTCAACAAAATATATTGGGTTAGTTGTATCATTCTTTGATCTAAATAACCAACCTTTGATTGTAAAAGAAGTGTCACCAACAACTCTAAACTTTTCGCTATATGTTGTTTCTGTAGGAGTGTTAAGAGATACGGTAGTGTTCCATAGTACTTCTGTTCTGATTTCAATATCATCTTCCCCTGGTATAGATGTTGGTTCTTTCCAAGCTAATACTATATAAGGATTAGTATAAGGAACAAAATTAGAAATGATTTGTTCCATATCCTGCATATATCTACAAAGTACAGACATACTCACCTCTAAATTTACCGGTACAGGTGTTCTAATAGCACTAGAGCTATTTGGATTACTATAATTTTCAAAATTACTTAGCTTATTAAAAACTCTTTCTGTATCATATGATACAGATTTAAGATCAATTGCTACAACTGGTAGGGTAAGATTTTGAGCTTTGTTAATAATATCATACATGATACGCTGCTTAGGTGCAAACACGTATCTAACCTCTACATTTTGTCTAGCATTACCATTCTTATCATAACGCTTAATAACAGTATCATCAAACGCAGCAACAAACTGAGTAAGAAGATCTTTAATCTCAAAATTGTAGGTATAATTCTTCAAAGCTACTATTATTTAATTACACAAAGCGGTCTACGAAGTATTTTGGTAGTTTATGCTTTGATTTTAGTATAGCATTTACAATAGTTCCATCAAGAATATATGTAATACACTCATCTTTCTTTGATCTAACACCTCTACCACAAGATTGAATTAAGGAACTTAGCATTTTATTCTGATACCAATCAAAATCATTCTTCATCATCTTTTCAATCCTAACATCTTTAGTAGGTAGGAAGGGAGCTTTAACAATAATTTGGAACTTTGCAAGATCTCCCTTTAGATCTACACCATATGACATAGAAGGTGATACTAAAACAGTAGGGTCAGGGTCTGTCATGTGAGCTTCTAGAATCTCCTCATTCCTAACACCTGGTTCTCTATATAAGAATCTACTACCATGTAAGGTATTTGATATCTTAAGGGTGATTGAGTTGTTCTGTGAGTGAATAATACCTTTATCGCTCTTGTGATGCTCACATATCTCACCAATCTGCTTAATAATCCTCGGTAAGTACTTATCCATTGTATGATAGTTAAGCTTATATTTAGGGTTACATATGATAGGAGCCTTCTTAGGATCAAAACTTGACTCAGCTTCAACGTATTTATAATCTGTAATACCAAGACTCTTACAAAAGTTATCTGGATCAATAATAGTAGCAGACATTAGGATGACTTTATCAGCAAACTCAAATAATCTATGGGCTAGTTGATCAACTTTCAAAGGCATAAAGGTAATTGACTGCCTATCCTTCTCAAAGACGTATTCTGACTCATCCCAAGAGTCAATAACGAGCTCAACCTTACTATGAATATTCATTAATCGAGTCATCATTGAGGCAAGATCTTGAATAGCTTTCTGATTCTTACTCTTTTTTGTAGCAATAATCTCTTTGATCTCTTCTACCCTATCACTAATATCAATAGCAACACTACCCAACCATTTAACAGCAGAATTACTACTCATATATGGTTTAATATTAACATCTAACCTACTCAGAAAGACATAATCTACAACACATGTAAACTCTTTAACAAGCTGATCTTCAAGCTCAGAAGCTTCATCACATATAAGAAACGATCTCTTCTTAAGATGATCAGGTAGAGCAAAAAACATATTATAGTTCAAGGTATTGAACTTAGATACTAGAGTTTTATTACGTTGCTCATAATAAGGGCATTTACATTCAGCCCAACATTGACGCTTAATACTTGGTGCATGTAGGCAAGGTGCAATATCTACAGGATATCTGTCATCGATAGCACATTGATAGTTAGATTTACCTTTCAGTACCTCCACATCATCAAACAATTCCTTGTATTGATCTTGCAGAGCTTTTGTAATAGTGAGAGCTGTAGTACCAAATGACTTCTCATTCTCACAATCCTCTTCATACGTATAACCATTAGGGGTATGCTTATATGCAAGGTAACTTGTAACTATATCTCTAAACTCTTTACTACAATCATCTGAAGCATTACCTACAGTCTTTGATATAAATGACTTGCCTGAACCAGTAGGAGCATTACATATAACGAACTTATGTCCGTTTTCAAAAGCATCATCAATATTTTTAAGTAACTTAACTTGAGATGGGTTAGGATCATATCCTTCAGGAAATTTTTGTAGTAGTTTAGATATCACTAAACTAATTGTAGTCTACTCTCTTCATTAATCAACTTCTCTTAGCGGTAAAATGTAAACCAATTCATCATACAGCTTTGACTTTTTAGTTGAGTCAAGTAATTTAACTTGCAAATTTAAATCTTGAATGTTTAAGAATATATCTGTCTTATAGTTAAGCGTGGTTACATTACCTTCTTTACTAATATCATAAGGATAAGGAATCTCATATATACGTGTACGCTCTCCATCTTCTAAAGTAAGACGTGCATAGTGTTGCTTTACTTGAAAAATCTTAAGCTTACCCTTGCGAATAACTTTCTTATCTGTCTTAATAGCAATTATATCAAGCAAGTAAGGTTTGATATACTCAGAAAAATTTTCAAGTGCAGTGTTCATGAATTCATAAAACCAGCCTTTTGAGCTGGTGACATTGGGTAAATATTCTCATTAAAGTAAGTCCAGAACTCCTCAGTTGCTGGTATCTTCTCAATAAGATCAACCTGGTTACAATTAATGGTACGGTAATTCTGCATTAGAATATCCCATACTACAAGAAGATTGTCTGCTGCTTCATTAATCTTTTTTGGTCCTTTAGGTGTGAAATAATTAAGAGTTGTTCTGCCATTTACAGAATTTAAAAGATCATATGACTTAGTAGCAAACATTCGCCTAGTAGGACCGTCACCTTGTCGTGGATCACGTCGTACAAATCGTACATCGCAAACATTTGATAGTAATGCAACGTCTAAAGATGACCTTTGAATAATCACTCCTTAAGTGTGCAAATACCAAACAAGCGATCCTCATTTAAGAAGATACCTTTTTTAAGTTTCTTACCATTTATATCTAGATTAGAAATACTAACTCCTAGATTGTTAGGGAAGATAACAACATCACCTACCTTAGTATACTCAGCTTTTGGACCTGTAAGAATAACTCTTGCTTTACGCCAAGCTTTTGTTACAGCATTTGTTGGTACAAAAATACCATTTCGCTGAATTTCCCCCTCATCATTTTCATCAACATATTCTACAAGTAGAATATCATCAAAGATAAAATTTAATTCAAAATCATCTGTAAGACCAATATCACCTTCACTATGTGTAGAGAGGTCAATTAGATGTTTCTGAGAAGGTAGACGGTCAATACTTTCATGTGCAGGCATATAGATATTTAGCTAGTGTTTAAAAATAATCAACTTACATTTCCATATAAGACTTTAACTCTCTTACAGATATATGTTTATTCTTCGCAATAAGTTCCAGATGTTCAACCTCTTCTGTTTTCTCTCTCTTCTTTTTCTTAATATAACTAATACGTTTAAATTGAAGTCTAGGAATTATATTATAATAGAATCGGAACATTCTTTGTTTATCATCAAATATACTACAATACTTATTAAGGATATTGTTTGTAAATGATACAGTATCTTTACTGTACATTGAAAGCCATCTATTAAGTAAGAAAGGTACAAAAGTTTGCTCACCTTCTGAGTCTATATAATCTGGCTGCTTCCTCTTATCAGAGAAGAATAGTTTATTTTGTAATTGAAAGAAGTTCATAGTTTAGAGCAAATATAATCAGCAACAGCTTTAACACTATAACGTGTATTGTAGTCACTATCTTGCTGATCTTTAACTAATTGTAGCATATCTAGATCAGATAGCAAGTCCATAATAACTCCACCAACCTCTTTACCCCAATCATCTACTTGTACGATATAATTATCTTTATAGATTTCATTCTGAGGTAATCTAGGAGATACAACCACTGTACCACTTCTTAACCCTTCATAATGTCTAAATGTTTCCATACTAACATTACCAGCAGGACAAACTACGATTTTAGAATTATGAAGTCTTTCAGAATATTCAGATGGGTTAAACCCCATATTAAATCCTTTTGTAATATTAATATCTAGTTTAGGACGTTTACTTGGAGCTAATTGTTCA